CTGGTATATCAAATTTTGCAGAAAATTATTCGAGATTATTTTGGTGTTTATGGATACCAGCCATTTCAGCTTATTATAATTCTAGTATTGAACCAGAAAAAAGGAAATTGGTACAAGGAACTTTTTGTTTCATTTTTGCTGCAAGTTTGATGTTTAAATCTTTTGGTGATATTTGGACTAAACAAGCCCCTAGAGCAATTTCTAATTATTACAGAGATAAGAAACAAGGTTTAAATAATGATTGGCAGTTATTGTTACCGTCATGTATAGCCTTTACTACAGTTTATTATAGTAAGGAGCATATTATGGATTTTTATGCGGATGCATGGGAGAGTTGGATTATGTCGCCTCAATCTAGGTTGTCACCTAATCCTTCAGAAATTGAGGAACGTGATAAAAAACATAGATTTGATGCTGAATGGTTTAATACTCAATCGGAGACATTTTTAGATGCATTACCCACATCAAAAATTATTACATCAAATGAATTGAGGAATAATGTTGAGGATAATACATGGTTTATTAAAAATATAGAAACTAATGCACAATCAAATTGTTTTGTTATGTGTAGTGGTTGTATATTAATTCCTTGGCATTTTGTTCCTAAGTCTATTAATAAGTTTTTATTTGTCAAACATAATAGAGGGAATTCAGGAAATAAGCAATTTATAGCTGTTATTGATCCTACACAGTGCTTACGAGTAGGCCATTTAGATTTGGCAATGATGTGGCAGCCTAAAACTAGAGATGTAAAGAATTTAATTGATTATTTTCCACTTTCAGTTCACGAATCTCTTGAACAACGTACGGGAAGTATATTTACCCGTAATGAAGATGGAGATTTGGTTGAAGAAGGAATTAAAGAATTAAATTATACTCTTGGAGCAACTAGTGGTTTAGGCTTTTTCTTTCCAGGAATTAGATACTTTTGGAAGGGCGCCAAGAAAGGAAAATGTATGTCTCCTGTTATTACTGACGACAAAAGGGCTTGTATATCAGGATTTCATATTGGAGGTTCAGAGCAAATACGATCTGATGGATGTTTTTTAGCTTATGGAGTTACCCCAACTCAAGATATTTTAATTGAGACTAAATTAAAATTAGAACAAAAGCCAACAATTATTCCTATGAGTTCTTCTGGAGATTTTCATAAAGAGGTTATGGGAGTTAAGGTATTACAACGATGTATTAAGAAGAAATCATGTTATTTAAGGATGAAAGCTTATAATTGTGC